GGCTCGTCACCTCCCAAATATTCAAATTGTTAACGATTGGTTTGCTAGTGGCGATGTGGTTATTGCTCCTTGGCTTGTTGGGGACGATCACAAGAGAATACCCCGACTATCGGCCAAGTACATGTTTGGACACTTTGAGCTGCCAGGTTACCTGATGAACGCAATGGTGGCCATGCCAGATCATGGTGAGGTGCGCAGGGAACATTTCAACAACTTTGATCATGTGTTTACCGGTCATTTTCACAAGCGACAAACACAAAAGAACATCACCTACATTGGTAACTGTTTCCCACACAACTATGCCGATGCCGGCGACGACGATCGTGGGCTTGCTATACTTGAGTGGGGCAAAGACCTAGTGCATCATGCGTGGCCTGATCAGCCCCGGTATCGGGTATTCAACCTGAGCGATGTACTAAATAACACCGAAGCCATGCTCATGCCAGGTATGCATTGTAGAGTAAACATTGACATTGATATCAGCTACGAAGAAGCCACGTTTATCAAAGAAACTTTTATTGACACTTACCGGCTAAGAGAGATCAGCTTGATCCCGCAAAAAGAAATTGATCTTGGCGAAAATATCATGCTGGGTAATATACAGTTTGAAAGCGTTGATCAGATTGTCACCAGCCAAATAACCAACATCACCAGCGACAAGTTTAATTCAAACCTGCTGCTAGACATCTATAGAAATCTATGATCCGTATAAAGAATTTGAGTGTTAAAAATTTCATGAGCGTGGGTAACGTCACGCAGGCTGTGGATTTTGATCGCCGGGATCTTACACTGGTATTGGGTGAAAACATTGACCTAGGCGGTGACGATACCGGCAGCAGGAACGGTACAGGTAAGACCACTATCATCAATGCACTCAGCTATGCCCTGTATGGTGCTGCGCTAACTAACATACGCAAAGACAACTTGATCAACAAGACCAACGGCAAAGGCATGCTGGTCACTGTTGAGTTTGAAAAAGATGGCACCGAATATCGAATTGAGCGTGGGCGCAAGCCCAACACCATGGCCTTCTACGTGGGCAATGTTGAGCGTGAGATCACCGACGAGAGTCAGGGCGACAGCAGAGAGACACAAGCAGACATAGAACGCATGCTAGGCATGAGCTGGGATATGTTCCGTCATATTGTAGCGTTAAACACCTATACTGAACCATTTTTAAGTTTAAAAGCCAACGATCAGCGCACAATTATTGAACAATTGCTGGGTATTACAGTACTGAGCGAAAAAGCAGAACGTCTTAAAGAACTTAATAAAGCTACTAAAGATGCTATACAGCAGGAAGAGTTCCGCATCAAGGCAGTAACAGATGCTAACCATCGCATACAAGAACAGATTGAAAGTTTCAAGCGCAGACAGGTGCTGTGGCAGAAGAAGCACGACAGCGACATAGCATACTTGCAAAAAGGCTACGACGAACTAAGTTTGTTAGATATTGAATCAGAACTAGCAGCACATAAGGCGCTGACTGAATATAATCAAAAAGTCAAAGATATTGCTGATCTTGTCAAGGCCATTAAACGTGCCGAACTAGACGAGGATCGCGAAAACAAAGTATTAGAGCGTATCCGGCGGGAGATTGCAGCATTGGAACATCACAAGTGTCATGCCTGTGGACAAGACTTACACGATAGTGATCATGCTACTACGCTGACTAAAAAGCAAAAAGAATTACAAGAGGCTGCCCTGCAGGTACTCAGCACCAACGGTCAGTGGATGGAACTTACTGATGCACTAAAGGAAATAGGCACAGCAGGTACGCCACCGCGTGTTTATTATGATCGTGAGAGTGACGCATTTGAACATCGCAGCAGCATGGCCAATATACTAAGCCAAATTGTCAGCAAAAACTCCGAAGCAGATCCTTACACAGAACAGATAGAGGAAATGAGCACACAGGCCCTGGCAGCTGTTACTTACGATAATATTAACGAGTTAGGCAATGTCAGGGATCATCAAGAATTTTTATTGAAGCTGTTGACCAACAAAGACAGCTTTATACGTAAACGTATTATTGATCAAAACCTCAGCTATTTAAACGCAAGACTAGGACAGTACTTGGATCGTATTGGCTTGCCACATGTGGTCAAGTTCAACAACGATCTCACCGTAAGCATAACCGAATTAGGTAGAGAGCTAGACTTTGACAATCTCAGCAGGGGCGAGCGTAATAGACTGATACTGAGTTTGAGTTGGGCGTTTCGTGATGTTTGGGAAAGTTTGTATCAACCTGTTAATCTCTTGTTTATTGATGAACTTGTAGATTCCGGTCTTGATTCAAGTGGTGTAGAAAACGCACTGGCTATTCTTAAAAAAATGAGCAGAGAATCTAACAAAAGTATTTGGTTAGTAAGCCACAAAGATGAGTTGGTCAGTAGAGTTAATAATATACTAAAAGTTACTAAAGAAAACGGTTATACCACTTACAATACTGATGTCGAAACTGTATAAATTTACTGGATCAAGCAGCATGAGTCATAACTATAATACAGCCTGTTGCTGTATCAATCATGACTTGGTTCTATCAGAATATGCTCGTTGAACAACTACCCGAAGACTGTGTGGGGTTTGTGTATCTTATCACAAATACCGCCACAGACAGAAAGTATGTGGGCAAAAAGCTAGCAAAATTTGCCAAGACCACATATCGTGTGGTCAAACAAAAGAACGGGATCAAGAAGAAAAAGAAGATACGCAGCAAGATAGACAGCGACTGGCAAGAATACTTTGGCAGCAACGATGAGTTGAAGCGAGATGTATCATTGCTAGGGGCAGACAAGTTTCAGAGAGAGATCTTGTACTACTGCTCGTCAAAGGCCTTGTGCTCCTACGTTGAAGCACGTGAACAATTTGACCGCAAGGTCTTAGAGTCACAAGATTACTATAACGGACAAATTAGCGTCCGTGTGCATGGCTCACACATTATAAACCGAATCAATCTCCCACAGACACAAAGTCAAACTACTAGTTAATCACATTATAGGCGCTGTGCGTAGCCAGGCTACGCTCCATTGAGGAACGGTGAAATACCCGGTCCAGATCTTGGATGCCAAAGAAAATTACTAACTTAAGGTAATAAATGATTGAGGCCATGCGAAAAAGATGCAACCTCAGCCTATAGGATTTGGGTCTATTCCGGATCGCTAGGGTTCCGTTGATATGTGAAGCTTGAGTAGGGGGTACCGGTCAACCGCCTCCGCGCCGCAAGGCAATCTCATTAGAATAGATGACTGTGCTACTCAGATGATGCATTTTCAATTCACCGTGCATACGGTGAATTATGACCAATTAATCTAGATGATACTAATCCATTAAATGATAAAGAAAAATGTTGTGAGCGTAAGCGATACAACAGACTTCTGTAAGAAGTCTTATACAGATGTAATGGATCAGAAGAAAGGAAGACCCGATTTTTTTGTTGTTTCCATGTTATCTTTGATTATCTTAGATATCATTTCACGCTCGCTCTGACTCAAATACATAGATTCTTCGTATGACAGGCCACCGCGCATGTACCATGTCATTCTGAGAGAGTCGTTTTTTAAGGCTTTTGCTTCTTTATCATAACCCTCCACCAGGGCCATGATTTCCCCATCAGTTAATGTCAAAAGCCGCGAACGAAAAAATTAGCGTAGTCAAATACCAGTGGTACCTTGTAGTCTGCGTTGCATTCATGACACACAGCTGGTTGCGGTGGAACACCGCCATCAATGTTTGCCTTGCTAATACGATCTCTCACTAATTGTACTACGTTGCCTTTTGCGTTACGATAGAATTCATTGATGTGATCTTTATCCCGAACCTGTACTCCGTTAACAATTTCAATATAGTCGGTAGACTCTGTTACTGTTGATAGATTGATATCTATCAACCTATGCATGCTTTGGGTCACTGTTTGGGCCCGCAATTCTTCGGTCAGAGTGACATTTTCTAGTGCCTGTAGCATTTTTTGTTCTTCAAAATTGACAGCATTGACTTTGTTAGCACCAAAATAGGCCTGTGGTTTGACCTTGATCTTTAATCCTTCAATTTCAATCATATGATTGTAGTCTGGACTCTTGATAGAAACTAAACAACTGGAAAGGTCCATGGCATGGGTATTATTTTCTTTGCAGGCCGGGCAGGTTGTTTCCACGTCCATGGTCTGTCCGTAACTGGCAATACGTATAGCAATCAGCACACTGTCAACATCAATGCTGGGCATGTTCCATGCATTTTTAATGCTAGGGCAGCAGCTCTGTATCACATCAACTACGCCGCTGCCGTTCATTAGTGCGTCCGGAGTCCTCAAAGTAATTTCGTCCCGGGTGGTCAAAGGATACACGGGGATTTCGCCATTGGCTGGCAGTTCTAGTGCATTTTCTTCCCAAAATTTGCCAGCGCTGGGTAATTTAATGTAGATTGCTGGCTGTCTAAAGTATTTGGCCAGCGGGTTAACTGAATTTGGTGCAGTAGTGTTTTCCATGTATAGTCTCCGGATAAATAGAATATGTAGTATTTATATACGTACATTTATGGATTTTAATTTATGGCAACAGGCGCTACAGTAGAAGAACTCTTAGAACAACTTATAGAAGTTACTAGAGCCGGGGCCGGCGGCTCGCCCGATGCCCCGGCTAGTTTGACCGGTCTAGACCTTGCCGACTTTAAGAAGCAGCTCAAGCTAACCACCGATAAAATGAAGGAGGGGTTAACCTCTCAGAAAAAATTATCGATGATGCTGCAGGGAACAAATCAAGAGTACAAAGATATAAGTCAATCTTTACAAGAACTGGATACTGAGCTAGAACGACTAGAAGAAACTACGCGGAGTAGAGCAGCAACTCATGACGATACTGTTAAAAAAGCGGAACTAACATCAGCAAAAGCTAGTCTTGTAAAAGACGCTGCACTTAAAAATGCCGGAGTAGCAGCACATAATTTTGGTCTAGGTATAATGGGAGTCGCTGCTACACTGGCCAATGGAGCATTGACATTTGCCAAAGGCCTGCAGAGCAATGCTAGTGGAGTTGAAGTTGGAACTCAAGCACTGATTGATGGAGCCAAAGCATCAGGAGAAGCAGCAGGCGTTGCTGGTAGTGCAATTACTGGCATGGCTGGGATAGCCAGTCTATTTGTCAAGGGACCATGGAAGTATGTAGCAGCCGGCGTTGGACTTGCTGGAGAAGCAATTGGTGTACTAGGTAAAAAAGCAGCCGAATTGAGTGAAAAAGGTATCACTTTTATTGGTGATGAACTAAAGAAAACAGTAAAAAGCTATAGAGATGTAACTGATGCCGGGGTAGTACTAGGCGGCGGCATGACCGAAATGCGACAAATAGCCTACGACGCTGGCTTGTCAATTGATCAGCTAGCTACTGTAGTAAAGGCCAGTAAAGAAGATATAGCTCTAATGGGCTTGGGCATGGGCGAAGCCACTAAGCGATTGACAGGAGTCAGCAAAGAATTACGCAAAAGCGATCTAGGTTCACAACTGCGTAATCTAGGATATGGCGTTGAAGAACAAACTGGGTTAATTGCCGCATACTCAGCAAGGCAACGACAGGCTGGTGATACTAGAATTCAAAGTGATCTTGAGATAGCAAAAGGCACTGCTGCATACGGCAGGGATTTAAAAGTACTAGCTGATATTACAGGAAAAGATGCCAAGGCAGCAATGGAAAAAGCTGCTGAGCAGGCCATGGAACAGGACTTGATGGCAGAAGCCATGCGCAAGGGTGGTCCAGAGGCCATGAACAAGCTGCGCGATCAGCTGGCAACCATGCCCGAAACAATGAAAAAAGGTTACATGGAGTTTGTTAGCACCGGCGGCACTGCTATTGCTGATGCAGCAACTAATGTGGCTATTAGTCAAAATCCTAAAATAATGGATCAGTACAAGCAAATGTACAGTACTTTAGGAGATTCAACTAAAGATGCATCTGCTGCACTTGATGAAACTGGTAGGCTTAATGAACAAACAGCAAAGTATGCTGTAGATCACAATGCTAATAGCAAAGAAATCGCCATGGCATCTAGATTTACTACGGATGCGCTGACTCGCGGGGCCACAGATATACAAAACGAGTTAACCAAAGTTGCTGCTAGGCAGGGAGAGGGTACAACCAAGAAGTCTAGAGAAGAAGTTGATAAATCTGCAGGTAATAAAGCACCGCTGGACAAAGCAGTTAACGATCTTGAAGAATCTGCACAATCATTTAAAGCTGCACTAGGTAAAGAAACAACTGGTGCTATAACCAACTTTGCTGATACCTTGCGCAAAGGTGCAAAAAGCATGGACGACGCTCTTGAAGAGCTTGGACTTAGAAAAAAGAGCATGACCGAACAAGTTGGCGAAGTAGGCGGCGGAGTTACTGGCGGTGTGGCTGGTGCTGCGGTAGGCACGGCCGCAGGGGCAATTATAGGTAGTATAGTTCCAGTTATAGGAACTGCAATTGGCGCATGGGCCGGTGGGTTACTAGGCGGTGTGGCCGGCGGTTGGTTAGGCAAAACAGCAGGCGGCGCAACTG